GAGTACCGAACCAATCGCCCTGATCCGTCATACTTGCTGTTGCCGTAGAACTTACTGACGGCCTTCTGAGCCTTGCGTTGGGCTTCGGCGCGGTGCTCGTTGGCGTGTTCCTGCCTCATGATCCCGGCCGCCAATTGCGGGGCCAGCATGGCGTTTACCTGCTGATCGACTGCCTGGAAGTATTCGGGCGAGCCGAATCTGATTGGGTCTGACATAAAGCCTCCTGAAACTGTGGCCCCTCGCGGAATGAACCCAGGGGCTCTGCATTTATGAGGTTCCGCGTACACCGCAATGCAGCTTGCGGCGATCAGCGTCGGTATTCGGGCTACCGGTGGCCTCCGGTTTCACTACATGGCTGACCTCCCTATCCGGTTGAAATCAGTCTCATGAACAAATCGGCTTCCGTCGTCACCGCCTTAAGCCCTCGCGGGGCAATGCCCCCAGGGCTCTAGCCAATGGCCAGCTACTACTACAAGTTCGCAACCATCGTTGCTGTGATGCCCTACTTCGCCCCGCGTCATCGGTTGCCCTAATACGGTTGTGGCTTTTCATCGCATCTGGAAAGATTGGTGGAGTGCGGAGGAATCGAACCTCGCTTCGACTATCGGGCGCGCTTTCCCGGAGCCAGCAGCCATGCCACGTCACCCCATAAACCCTTCCAGATACCTGCCGGTTACGAGCTCCGGCGCCAGTGTTAAGCCCTGGCCGATTATCGAGAGCTCTAGAAACCCTCCACACGTCGCTGATGCGCCGGCCGGGATCTCCCAACCCTTCGCATCTGCGGAACCCTCTGGCGTGATTTGGCGGAGTCGAACCGCCTATCCACAAATCACATCCCGTAGGCCGTGTACTTTGGCTTTCCGGGCGCTGGCCAGCCTTTACCAGAGGGCTCCCAGATGCGGACTGCTTACGGCAGTCAATCGGGCCTCCCCGGTCCTGGCGGGGAACTCCCTAAGAGCCCTTGCGGACCCCGTGCAGGTCATCGAACCTTGCTCCTTCACCAGATCTCGGCCAACGAGCGGGAATCGAACCCGCCTGCTCTGTTGCGGTGGCCGGAGGCGACAGTTGCCCGGCCTTACGCCTATTTCCCGCATCCCCGAAAACACCAGATCATCGGTGGCCAACCTCCCTGATGCCTTCGGGGATGCGCCCTGCTTCCAGGGCAAAACACTTTCCCCCTTTTTAGTGATCTAAAATCCCTGCCGAATGGCTAATGTTTAAACAACAGCTCATGCAGCGTTTTCGTGAGTAGGCCGAGAAGCCTTCAGGGCTCCCCCGGTCATAATTTCGATCTGCCACTGACGGCCATGAGGAATGCCGTCTTTCCACTGGCTGATCGCGCCGGGTGTAACGCCCAACTTTTCGGCCAGTTCGGAGGGCTTCGCTTTGAAATGTTCAAGTACGTCAGTCAATGTCACAGGCTGTCCTCCAAGTTACTGAGGACAGTTTAGTATGCTAAATCAAGTAGCGCAAGAGGGGCAATACATACTAAACCCGTTCTTGGATAGTTTTGAGGACATGGAACTATCAGAGCGTATTCAAAGAGCAATAAAGGTCGTCATCGACTCGGGGCGCATGCAGAAAGACATTGCGGATTACTGCGGCGTGTCACCGGGATCGGTGACTCAGTGGAAGAACGGCCAGACCAAGAACCTTAAATTCGACAACCTTTATAGGCTTGCTGACTTAACGGGGTTCTCTGCCCGCTGGCTCGCCATAGGCGAAGGCCCGGAGCGAAGCGTTGAATTACCTGGCGTACAGCTCACTTCTCATGAATCCGCCCTACTCTCTATCTATCGGGATATGACGCAGGAACAACAGGAGATGTTGTTCGGTGTAATTCGCGGCATGAAAAGTGTTGAGTCTATTGATCGACACCCAAAGAAGCAGGACAAGAAGAGCAATCGGGCGGCAGGATAGTCAGTTTATGTGGCTATCGTCCCTGCTTGTCCTGCTTCGTCAACGACTGCCCCAACCGAAAATACCTGCGCTACCAGGAACATTGAGTTTGTGATTTAGCATACTCAATTATTTCTTGACCTTTTGAGTTTAGTTTACTAAAGTCTGTTCATAGACATGCTAAACAAGAAAGGGGAAAGAAATGATCACGACGCAAGTAAACGGTAGAACTTTTGTCATCGATGGCCAGGGCGAGTTTTCCCCAGCCGAAGAACAGACCCTGGAAGACTGGCTGCATGCCATGAAGGCTCTGGACGCTGCACAGAAGCGTCACCGCAGCCCTGAAACTGTGAACACCCACCGTAAGCATATCCGGGAAAAGACTGCCTGCAGCAATGGTGAGGGCGTTCTCGTGTACTGCTTCAGCAAAGACTACATCCGGGCGCTGATGCTGGCACTGAGCATTTCCGGCTCTGGCGAACTGCTGAGAAGCAAGCCGGCCTCCAACCTTCAAGGCAAGCCGGTTGCTGTCCGCTTTCAGATTGGCCGCAAAGAGATTCCGGGGGTGATGGCATGAACTCCCCGGCACCAGTGATGAATTACTGCGCATTTTTGCCTAACGGTAAAGCCCAGTTCGATTTCCGGGCCCTAAAGGATTTTGGCTACACGCCGGGCCAAGTCGAGCAGGGATTGATTGCTGCAACGAAGTCCGGATCGGTATCGATTCGCCCAATTGATGGCATCGACCCAGCGCGAGGCACCGAAATGTGCCGACCTGAGCCGATGCAAGGGAGCCTGCTATGAACCACCTCGACACCCAATTCCACCGTGCCCAGGCACGACTCAAGAGCAATACCCTGCGAGCGTTGTTTCGGGGGCAGTCAGAATTCGCCCCCGCTTTTTACCGCGCTGCAACGGGTGACGCGGGGTTCTACGAAATCCCGGCCTATCTGCGCAAGCGGATTCACACGCACGACTTTGATAACCGCTGCCGGGTTGCTCAGTACGCGGATCGGGTTCGGGCTCACATTCAGGAGATGGCGGCATGAGCCAAGTCAGCGAAATGCAAACCCTGTTCAGCCTGGTCGCGCACATCGACGACCACTACGCAGCTCAAGCCGATGCGCAGCCAGACTGGCCGCACCGCCAGGTGGTGATCACCGTGGACGAGGGCGGTAAAACCCTCTACGCAGCCACGCTGGAAATTGACAGCCCGGCGCTTGAAGCAAAGGCCCGACTGATCCGGCACGAACTTGAGCAGATGATTGCTGGGTGTGAGTTGCCGATTTTGGGAATGGAGGTGGCGGCGTGAGCCTTCAGAAACTGAAAGAAATTGAAGATCAGGCGAATAGTGCGCGAACCAAGTCCCGCGTCCTCGACGGGGCCGCATCTGACTTGGCCAGCATCCGCAAAGGCCCGCACTCGCTCACCGGGGCGATAGATAAGGTTTTCGTATCGTGGAGGTACGGAGCTCAACTGGCCGCAAAGGATGAGCTTTACGAAGTGATTAATGAGATGGCCTCTGACCTTTACCGGATTGCGGAAATGCGACTGGCAGCCAAGGCCCGATTTTACAGGGTCGAGTCAGCGCAGAAGCAGGCAATAGTTACAACCTCGATCCTGCCGCTGCCCGAACTGGAAGAGGAGCCGGTGCTATGAACACCTCAATCCACGCCACCAAGCTGGAAGACGTTGAAGTCCTCAAAGGTAGCAGTCAAGGCGTGGCCTGCTTCGCCGAACAGCACGGACGCAATGGAACGCTGAGCATGTTCTTTGATTCTGCCGACGACTGTCAGGCCGCTGCCAATGGTCTGGCGAGTCTGGCGAAGCAGATGCGGAAGCGGGAGGTGGCGGCGTGAGCGATACCAAATTTACTCCGGGGCCGTGGGTGGTGAGTGACACCCATCCTAAAAGGGCTTGCCTCTATATCAGTTCTCCAGAAGACCTCTGGAAGACTGGAGATGTAGCGACGGTCTACTGCGCTGGTGCGGGCACACACGAGCAGGACGCCCACCTGATAGCCGCAGCGCCGGATATGTACAGCTTGCTGGATAGGCTTTTCCACGAATGCTCAGACGACCTATCCGGCTTTGCAGAAATGGAAATCGCAAATGTGCTGAAGAAAGCCAGAGGTGAATCATGAACACAGCAGCCCAACACCAGAAGCGGCTGGGCGACGATGGCGAACTGTCCATTGCCGCCGAGCGAGCCGAACAGGAATGCCGAGAAACCCTGCTGGCCCTGAAGCGCTGGCACTACCCGGAGCGGATCAAGTGGGCGACCAAGTGGCAGTACGCCGGAGAGCAGGACGTGACGGAAGCGCTGTATGACCTGTGTCACGACGAGGTAGTGCTTGCGCTGTCGCTGCTTGATACCGATCCGCTGGAAGCCGTGCGCATTCTGAATGAGTGCCGTGCGCGGGCGGTGGAGGATGTGCTGGGGCGGGTGGATTTTGAGGCCATCACCAAATCAATCATTGAAGAATCGAAAAGGAATGCGGCATGAGTAACGCGATTGCAAAAACCAGCGGCGGCTTTGATCTCCAGCCCCGCGACATGGATCAGGCGATGCGCCTGGCTGAAATGCTGGCCAACAGCGGCATGGTGCCAAAGCAGTACGTCAGCAACCCCCAGGGCACACTGGTGGCCATGATGATGGGTAACGAGATTGGCCTGAACCCACTTCAGTCTCTGCAGAACATTGCAGTGATCAACGGCAAGCCGTCCATCTACGCCGATGCACTGCTGGCCCTGGTGCAGAACCACCCGAAGTTTGGCGGCCACGAGGAACAGTTCGACGAGAACACCATGACCGCGACCTGCACAGTCTGGCGGAAAGGCGACGAGAGGAAGCATACCGTCACGTTCAGCCAGGCAGACGCCATTCAGGCGGGGTTGTGGGATAAGGCTGGCCCATGGAAGCAGTACCCGAAGCGGATGCTGATGTGGCGGGCCAGAGGCTTTGCGCTGCGCGACAAGTTCGCGGATGCCCTGGGCGGCCTGATTACTGTCGAGGAGGCGCGAGATATTCCGGAACACGACATGGGCGCGGCAAAGCGGCATGAGCAGCCGAAAGAGCAGGAGGCGCCGGCGCTCCCCGAGTACCCGCAAGAGCGCCTGAATAAGAAGTTGCCGGACTTTAAGGCGAACGTCGAAGACGGCACGGCAGCCCAGGACATCATCGACTTCCTGGAATCCAAATACACCCTGACCGATGACCAGCGTCAGCAGATCCTTGGCCTTGAAGAAGGAGCGGAAGCATGAAATTCAATCTCGGAAAAATCGTCAACGTAAAGCAGGGCTCGCCAGAGTGGTTGCAACTACGCGCCAAGAGGTTCACCGCCAGTGAGGCGCCGGCCGCTCAGGGTAAATCGAAGTACCTGAGCCGCAATGAACTGAAGAAGCAGAAAGCAACCGGCCTTGTGCCGGACGTTGACTCCCATCAGCAGCGCATCTTCGATGACGGCCATCGTGCAGAAGCTGCCGCTCGCCCAATCGCTGAGGCCAAAATCGACGACGAGCTTTTCCCTGTCGTGCTGGACGATGCCGAAGGTGGGTTCCTCGCCTCCATGGACGGCCTGACCATGTGCCGGACCATCGGTTGGGAGCACAAGTGGCTGTCCGCCGAACTGGCTGCACAGATTGACGCTGGTCAGCTGGACGACCATTACATGATCCAGCTTGATCAGCAGTTCGCGCTCTCTGGCGCCAAGCGCATCCTGTTCACCGCCTCGGATGGTACTGAGGAAAACTGTAAGCACTTGTGGGTCGAGCGGGACGAGTCGCGATTCAAGCCAATCGAATCCGCTTGGGAGCAATTCGCCAAAGACTTGGCCGAATACGAGGCGCCGGAGGCCGAGCAACCAAAGGCCGAAGGCAAAGCCCCTGACGCCCTCCCCGCCCTGTCCGTTCAAGTGCAGGGCATGGTGACCGCCTCCAACCTGAAAGCGTTTGAGGAAAGCGCCAGATCTACCTTGGCCAACATTAAGACTGACCTGCAGACAGACAACGATTTTGCCGACGCAGAAAAGGCGGTGAAGTTCTGCAAGGACGTTGAGAAGCGTCTGGATTCCGCCAAGGAAAACGTACTCGGGCAGATGCAGACCGTGGACGAGGTGGTCCGCTCCATTGATGGCATCAGGGAAGAAACTCGCCAGATCCGCCTGAAGCTGGACAAGGCGGTGAAGGAGCAGAAGGAATCGCGGAAGCTGGAGATTTTGAAGGCTGCCCAATCAGCGCACAACAAGTATTACACCGCCCTGGAGAGCGCCCTTGAGGATGAGGCCGGCGGCTTGGCGATCACTATTAAGGATGACAGCGGCCCCGACTTCGCCGGCGCCATGAAAGGATTGCGCACCATCAGCAGCCTGCAGTCTGCCTGTGACGACACCTTGGCCGCCGCCAAGATCGAACTTAATGAAATCGCCGAGCAGATCCGGAGCAACATCCGGCAACTGAACGAACATGCCGTAGATTACAAATTCCTGTTCAGGGACTTTGGCCGCATCAGCAAGATGCCATCCGAAGACTTTGCAACCATCGTCAAATCCCG